CTGTACTTCGAGAATGCCAATTCGTGGATTTTCTTACGGTCAAGTTCCTTCACCTTTTCGGTAGCTTCCATGAACTCCTTGAGGGTGCGGCATCTATATCCGTTAAAACCATTTATAACAAGTTCCGTGAATGCTCCCCAGTCAGTCGTAATAGTCGGAGTACCGCAGGCATGCGCTTCAGGAACAACGCTTCCAAATGGCTCGACATACAGTGTTGGGGCGAATGATGCAATTGCGCCACCGAACAGCTTGGCTCGTTCTTCCGCTCCGACCACACCAACATATTCCCCATAGGACGGAATGTTTCCCTGTCCTGCAATGATGAGACGTTTACCCAATCGCTTGCACACCTCTTCAGCAATCTGATAGCCCTTACGTTCGGTGAGACGACCCATGAATAAGTAGTAATCTTCTGGTTCCGCACTGAATGGGAACCGCTCCATTTCAAAGTACGAAGGGATGACGGTGTCAAAGAAGTTTCCGTCCAACGATGCGGCATTGCTTGTGGATGTTCCATAGATTGTGTGCATCCAAGCGTATGATTCAAACACCCTAAACTTGGCAAATGTTCCTGGGTAGCCAATACCGAACTCAACGAAAGTAAGCGCTGGAAGAGCATCCGCAATTTGCTTATGGGCGAGTCCACCGATACTGCAGATAAAGTCTTCTTTTTCCGACCGTTCCTGGATTGCCCTAACTACGTTGTCGTTGAATTTTTTCCAGTGCGGCAACGAATAGTCAAAAGATGCCATTGTGTAATGATTCCCACCAAGCGACTTAAGTCTTTCTTTTTCAGTTATGCACGTAATATGCTCATCACACGGAGCCTCATTATCTTCGCCTGCATACAGATAAACGGTATGCCCTAAAGATTTCATCATCATGCAGAATTTACGTACTTTTTCCGTGAAAGCACAAGCCGTAAAATCTAGTGTTGTATTTGTATGTGGCAAACTAACTACGTGAAAACGCATGAATTTCCTCTACTTGTAGACGGCCAGAACAACACTATCAACACATTCGTGAACTTTTGATGTCGCAAACACCTTGTAGTTAAAGCCTTTACCATCAAAATAATCGGTGAACTGGCTTACTCGTTGTTCCCAACTATCCATGTTGTAATTCCCAAACAAGATGTCCTCAATCATGTAGATTCCACCCTCGGAAACAAGGTCAAAAAGGTTTTCAAAAGTATTGATGGAAAGTTCAAAAATATGAGATGCGTCGTCAAGGATGATATCGATTTGCGACGGAAGTGATTTACGCATCTCCATAAATGTCTCGACCTTGGATTGGTCAATAAAGAACGTTTCGATTATTCCACTCTTAAAAAGCAAATGTTTCTTAATGTCTGCGCCGTAGATTTTTGCTTCCGGGAACATCTGCTCCCACGCAAACAAATCCGTGCTACGGGTGTCTCCAAGAAAAAGACCGATTTCCAAAAAAGATTTTGGTGACATGCCGGACAATAGGTGTGAATACACATCCTCGTAGCCGTGATGCGAAGACTTATCCGAGCCAGCAACAGTGAACTCAAAGCCAAGTTTTTTAGAGAACTCTTCATCGTACGAATATTCTGTATGCAGCAAAATCATGTTAGAACCACCAGAAATGCTTGATAATTGAAAGAGATGCCAGAACAACCCACAATACGTTAAAAAGGATGATTGTGGGGAGTGTCTTCTTGGTGGATGTCCAAATAAGAGCAACGCTCGAGATGATGGCAAAGATGTAGAGCCACCAGAACTGCTTGCCAAGTAGCAAGCCGGGAAAGATGATGGCAATCTTGGTAGAAAATCCCCACGCCTCAACGGTGTTGACTCTTGTCCAGTAGTCCTTGGATGACATTGTTTTAATGGCTGTAATGATTTTATTATAAAACATGATTACTTTTCATTCGTTGGTGCTGATAGGCAGTTTCTCGGTCGGCAAAGAATAGCTGAAGACTACATCTTTTGACAGGTGCTGCACTAGTAATCATTGATACATGATGGGGTATCTGTCCCCTTGCAACAACGGCGGTATTGAATTCTGGAACATACCCTTTTAAGTTTTTATCTTCCATATATATGAATAAACCTCCCCAGTTTTTGTCCCATGACTCATTTAGGTAGATGGAGACATTTATTGGTGAGTAATCTTCATGCCAGCCAATCTGGGAATGAATAGGCATTGAATAAAACATTGGAAATGGGATACATAAATCCATTTCTTTGACTTCAGGGACAAATAAACTCACCTCTTCTCTGAGGTTTTCTTCAAATTGTTCAAGACTTGCCATCGTTATTGCGGCCGAACCTTCAGTGAGTTCTTTGTTCCACATCGTATTTTCTCGCCAAATATAATCAAACGAATTCTGGGAAATATACTCGTGGATTTCACTCAACAAAGAAATAGATAAAACATTTTCATGCCGTTCTATGGTTCCCATGCCTACTTCCAGACCACTGTTTTTACATGACCAAGACGGATGGTGGTGTCAAGCATGGGTTTGAATCCTGCTTCATGTGCACGGATAAACCATGATGCATCCTCGCTTGTCTCAAAGGTTTTTTCCCCAGTCGATGGATTGTGAACTTCCTTGTTTGAAAAGTACGGCACCTCCATTTCACCAAACACCCCTCTTGATATGCAAACAAACCCAAATCCGCTTGTGTAGATACCTACGTATTCAGGGAGACTATCTAGTTCTTCTAATAAGAAAAAAGATGGGGAATTTGATATAGGGCTTATTGCCAGTGCGCAAGTTTCGGTTGCATTGCTTCCAAATTGTTTGGTAGAACTTAGTTTGCCATCCGAACTGACGTGATAAGAGCCGACGGTAATTGGGTGTGGGGAGGAGATGATTTTGGCAAAATCTTCTACCGTCCATTGTATGTCACTGTCTATCCATAACATTTTGTCATACGCTAGTCGTGATATGCGAATTTGCTCGACCATAATTTCGCGTAATTGGCCAACGTGTGAGCCGGCAGCCGTGTGTATGTCAATGTTGATATTGTTTTCATAACCAAATTTGAATGTTTGACACAAAGAAGCAACATACTCTGGGGTGTATGACTGTGCGGGGGTCATGATTAGCACCCGGCGAACATTATTCATCTTCTGTAAACTTTGTTTCTGGAGTAATAAATGAATCCTCATCAATCAAGTTGATGTTTTGGACAGGCTCAATCGAACAGTTGATAAATTCACTGATAATCCACTTATCGCTAGATAGCGGAACCAGACCCTGATGCGGGTACTGCCATGTGGTTGGAAAAACTACAACCTTTCCGACTTCTGCGTTCACGGTCAATTCATGCATAGGGAAACGAGTTCCACCGCCATCCTGCACTGTATTTAGATAAACAACGACTGCAAGAATACGTTTGATACTGCCATCACCATGCGTTTCAATCCACGGAACAGCATCGCAATGCTGCCTGTAGTAGCCAGCATTTCGTTCGTAGCGCTGAATCCTAAAACCCGTAGATTGGACATTTGGCGCTTGCCATAGCTCTCGGTACTGCTCAATGTAGTCAGCAACGCACGACCAAACGATGGTGTCAAACGAACTGCATATCTCAAAATATTTTTTATAATGCCTTAATTCTGGCGTGTATTGCTCATCATTCATAAATGATGTATCCATGCACCTCTTCATGTATGGATTGTAACCACCGATGGTCGGACCAGCAGAAAACAGTGTATTAAAATCTTCCGTCAAACATGAAACCAATTCTTTACATAATTCTGCGTCTAGGACATTTTTGTATTCAGCAATACCAGAAACTAACCCGAGTGGAAAATGCCGTTCTATCTGTCCCATGCCCTCTGCTCCCTTTTGTATTTACCTTTTCTCCAATCATTCAATGGGGACCATGGTCCACCAAATCCTCGACTCCTATGTAGTGAGTGAAGTCCTTGGTCGCCAAAGATAATGGAATCGGTATTTTCTTTACGCTTGACCACTATTAGCTGTGCTATTGGTGTTCCTTGTTTGAGATAGAAAGGTTCTTTGGTTTTGACATTTAGAACAACATTGACAGTGTGATAATAATCCGTATTGACTATCCCGGGGACAACATCAAACTCTGGCTGTGGGTTAATTAAAGAACCAACAATAAGAACAGAGTAGCCTTTTGCCGTTCTGAATGAGAAAGGGTTAACAAGTTTTAAGAAGTTTGTTTTCTTTACCGAATCATCTCGGCGTTCAGTGTATGGGCAATCACCGGTTTGCTCATAGGTGAACGGGTCAATGCGACCAGCAAGGTCACTTTCTGATTCTGGCACTAAATTGAATTCAGCCTGAATCAACGAGCCATCTGGTGAGAGTCGGCACCTAAGGTCTGCCCACAATGGGATTGTGATTCCCGTGTACATTAGGTCTGTTGTTCCAGGACAAAATTTAATATTCTTGTCATCTGGTAGTTTATTGACCCACCATTCTTTGCTATTTTTATTAATGAACGGTTGAATTTTTTCAACGTCCAACATTGAATTGGACTCAGGCATTATGAGAATTTGGTTTGGTTTTAAGTTTGGAACTTGACCAACCCGGTTTAAACCTGATAGGTGTGAGATTCCTTTATTTTTTGAATATTTCATGGTGTTTGATTACTCGTTCTGTACGAAGGTAGGAATCACGTATTTGGGTAATCCTTGTCTTTGCTAATTCTAGTGTATTGTGCCTAATCAGGGCAAGACGTGAATTTTCTTCATCAACCAACCCCTGACCTTGGGCAACATGCCAAAAATGCGCAACCTGAAACAACTCATAACCATTCATGCCGTAGTAGTCGTTCCGTGAAGGGCTTCGCTCTTTCCATAGTTCCATCATATCTTCCAACATTGGCGGCCTAGGCATATCTGCTGCATCACGCCAAAATTGAGTGTCTCTTCTGTCGGATACATAATGTAATGCAATCATGGAGACCAAGTTTTGATGAAATTCGTCCATTATTTGGTTGTATCTTTTTATGGATGCAGAGTGATTGGGTGAATAGGAACCTAGAAACGTACACAATAAACGAGCCTGCTGAATGGCGGTAGAAATAGAAGTTGCCTCTAATGGCTCGATAAATGAACTTGCAAGTCCAATGGCTACACAATTTTTATGCCATTGAGTTTTTAGGAATCCTGAATCAAAATGAATAAATCTTGGGTTCTCTATGGGGTATCCAGTCATTTGTGACAATTCTTCCAAGACAGCCTCATCATCAATATGCTTAGATGAGTACACATACCCATTGCCCCTGCGGCTTTGTGTTGGTATCTCCCACACCCACCCAGAAGATGCTGCTCGGGCACGTGTGTATGGACGTATCTCGCCATTTGGGTCGGGGGGAGTTGGGAATGGGGATGCAGAATCAACCAGTAAATACTTCGAGTATGACTCCCATGCGTTGTTCCCAAGGGCACTCATTAGGACTCTTGATAAACCAGTTGCATCAATCCAGAAATCAGCAAAATACTCATTTTCCCCACACGATACAGAACCAATAAATCCGTTATCTTCTTTGATATTCAATTTGGTAACTTTGTCATCAATAACGCTTATCCCGCGTTTTTTGCAAAGTTCATGGAAATATGAATTTAGTTTAAATGTGTCAAAATGAAACTGATTTGTTTGTTTGTGAAATGACAGTCCTTCTGTTATTTCGTTTCCTTCTGCGTCAATTTGAAAAGGTTTCTGAATACAATTTTCTATAAATAGTGGGTGTGAAAATAAATTTGTTAACAGTTTGTCATTTGAATTAGCCCAGTCATAAACCGGAATCAAATCATTATGCAACTCATAGGAGGAAATACTATGAAAATACTTGGGTGTGTGATTTGTCCAACCCTCAAAATAGATTCCGTATTTATGCGTTGCTTCAGTTTCTTTGACGAGCTCGTCAATGTTTATGTCGCACAATTCGCAAAAAGTTCTCCAGTGTTCGGTCGAACCTTCACCAACCCCAATTATTCCTATTTTTGAAGACTCCAATATGGATACATCAAATACCGGCAAGAGTTTTTTTATTACTAGTGCGGCAATTAAACCTGCCGTTCCTCCGCCGACAATGTTGACTTGCATGCTAACTGAACCATGTCACAAAGGAATATTTGACATATGGAGAATTTTCCTCAACAGGAAGAGCAGAATGGCGATAGACGAAGTTGGATGGAAACAAAATTATTGAGCCAGCCTCGCAAGGAACCGTTAAATCAAGATGTCCAAAGTAAAGTTCGCCGCCAACAAAATCGTCACTCAACCATCCGACCAAACTTAACTGACGTTTGTTTTCCCAATGATAATCAATATGCGGTCGATACTCGGCTCCGCTTGGGTATTTTAATACTCTGTACCCCTCATCAGAACTGAGGTCCAGATTCCAGTGTTGTCGGTATTGGTGAACACATGCATTTATATGGCTAAATGCCATCTTCCATTTTTCGGAAACAGCATAAAGTCGATTGGTTTGCTGAACTTCGTCCGAGATTGGACCAAGGTGCATTTCTACGGAGCCCCTATAATTTGATATTTTTCCTTGGTCTGTTCCAGACATTTCCCACATTAAGTATGGCCAGTCTTGGGAGGACTCTTCTTCCAGCATGTCCTTGATTCCGGTAGGGTCAAAAACATTCCTATACAGAAAGACCCCTGGCGCTAGGTTTTCATACGGATATTCATTTGCTCCTTGAATATCTTCAATTGTCATGAGTTTCCCTCTGTGTGAGAATTAAATTCTTTGAGCAATAAATATTGTTCATTGTCTTTCCAGATAACCAACGAAAATTTTGACTCAAAACTTATTCTAACCATTAACTCAACGTAATGTTTTTCGAGATGATTTATTTTAAGTACGCTGTGCCCATTTGGTTCTCCGACAAGGTGGGAGAATAGTGTGAAAAATACATTTTTACCCAAATCAATAAAATCGTTATAATAAGAAAATTTTACAGTTGTGCCAACGGTCGCTATTTCCGGCTCCATTGTTAAGTAATGGATGGTTGGAATAGACAGGGGGATTGGTGAATCTCTATCGAACTTCAGGTTTGCTGTTCGTTCATTATCCCCGACCAGAATGGGCGCAGCATGCAGCCTTGAAAGTTTTTGTGCCTCAGCTAGGAATGTTTCGTCTGGGCAATATATAACCCTGTCCATCCGACAAAGACTACTCCAGTCCGGCGATTAGCGCAGAAACAGTTTTATAATTAGTGATATTTATTGCAAGATGAGCGGCTAAACTGGGGTCCAAGGATTCCACGGTTCCCAATGTATCCAAATCTACCGTGAAGGGGTCTTCATAACCTGCTTGAATTAGGCAGTTGGTGATGTTGCTTGCGAACCCAGACTGCGAACTTCTAAGGGCCATTAATTTTTGTTCGTCCGATATATCCAATGTTGCCATGATGCTCCTATGAGTTTATTAAAACCTTTGTTGATGAAGATAATGTTTGGGCTAAGTTCCATGAATCAGTAACGATGATAATACCACCATCTTTACCTGAAGCGCCAGCGTTGCCCGCTGTGCCCGCAAGTCCAGCAGCGCCATTGTTGCCTGGATTGCCCGGGTTCCCTGCAAGTCCAGCAGCGCCATTGTTGCCTGCGTTGCCCGCCGCACCCGCCGTACCAGCGTTTCCTGCCGACCCCCCTGCGCCGCCAGCAAGAGTGAAAGTATGGCTGACGGGTCCATGGCCTGCATTCAGTGTAGCGTTATGACCAGTATTAGGGTTATGTCCGGAGACGAACGTATGGGCCAAACCAATTGCAAAGTGAGCGACGTTTGAAGGAACGGAAAATCGCGGCCACGTTAGTGTGGAAGGAGCTCCGGTCCAATGGAAGGCATGGGACGTGCTTCGATGTGCATGTCTCGGGAAGATGGCCTGATTTGATTCGTTGGCGGGACGGCCGCCTTGGCCACCATATGTGCGCATGCTACTGTTCAATGCCGTTGGTCCAAAGCCGTGGTTTGCGGTGGAACCAGTGGGGTTTCCGGCGTTATGATGTCCATTGTCACGAGCGCTTACATAACCGTTACCTGCAGCACCAGTATTTCCTGCAGCACCCGCAGTGGCATTCCCTGCAACACCAGCTGTAGCTCCAGTCCCAATATTCCCCGCAGCGCCAGCGTTTCCAGATGTTGCTCCAGTTCCGATATTTCCAGCATTTCCTGCCACCCCAGATGTGCCGGATTGTCCAACGCTGATAATTGTTCCTGCACCAGAAATGGTTTTAGCGACAATCAGAACGATTGGCCCGCCCGCCCCTCCAACTCCATTGGAACCAGCATTCCCAGCATTACCTGGGTTTCCTGCCAAACCTTTGGGGCCATTGGTCCCAGAGTTTCCGTGATTACCTGCTGCACCGTTAGTACCTGGGTTTCCAACTCCGTTAGTGCCTCCGTTCCCAGAACCAGCGGCACTGTTGGGAGAATGAAAATGATAATGTATATTGGAGCCGGCATGAGCGTAGTGGCTATTAGCCGGAAGCCCAGCTCCACTTTGACCTCCGGTAGCACCAATTCCGTTGGTACCTGCAGTAGCACCAAAACCAGGCGCACCTGCCGTGCCAGCATTAGCGCCAGTTCCGATGTTTCCGTCAGCTCCAGTACCACCAGCACCACCCGCACCAGCACCAGTGCCTGCGGCGCCAATATCTCCACCACGGAACTGACGAACAGTTGCTGCGTTATCTACGTAGTACCCAGTGATTGCAGACTCAAGTTCGTTTAATAACGACAAAGCAACAGGGTTTGTTGATGTTTGACTAAGGCTGTATGTTTCTACTGTCGAGGATTGACCAGCAACAGTGCCATCAGATATGGCAGTCGTGTAACCTACGGTCGCACCTATTGTTCCGTTGTTTGTAAGGGTTCCTTTAACAAATACACGAAAACCGTTAGTAATCAAGGTGCAACTGGAATTGACGGTCAAAGAGTCGTAATACATATCTCGCGTAATGACCGTCGGTGTCCCAGTGTTGGAGATAACAACTGTCCCATCGCTGCCGTTGCCATAAACAGTATCGTTACCAATCTTCTGTATATATTCTTTGACCTCTGACCCAGGTCTAGTCCTAATAATTCCACTCATGATTAAACCAACTGCATGTAAATCGAAGTGCCTGAATTAGCACCAGTAACATCAGTAGAAACATTGGCCGGAATAGCAGATGCTGAAGAAACCACTATGACTACTCCTCCTCCTCCTGGCGATGTTGCTGGTGCCGCAATTTTAGCATTTGTGGTCGTGGCAGTACAGGACATGTAACGGGCAGCAAGAATGACCACACCGCCGCCAGCCTCGCTAGACCCACCTGCCCCACCACGCAGAAATGTTATTCCGCTGGTAGCAGTTACCGAATAACCCAATACAGCCTGGCGTGGTTGAGACCAATACTGTGTTCCGCCCTGGGATGCAGTAGGGGTAGTGGCAGTGTAAGTGCTAGCCGCGCTTCCGCCAAGACTGTTGGTAACCGAGGTTCCGACACCCACGGATGTTGCTCCGCCTTGCTGAATAGAGCCGGCGGTTGCAAAGCCTGTCGTAAAACCGATTGTTGAAGCATTGCTGAGAGTCAAAATGTTTTTTACAAAAATCCGATATCCAGCAGGATTCAAACGGACCGAAGCATCAATCGTTAGGTCGTAGAAATACAAATCCCGTGTCATTGTATAGACAGAAGATGATGGTGCCATGGATAGGACGGTTGTTGTTCCGTCAAGGGTGTACGAACCGTCGGCACCGCTACCGTAAACACTATCGGGAGCATCTATAAATGCTCCAAATGGATTCAACACAGGATACTTAGCAATACCGGCCATAACTACACCTCGTAAGCAGTGACAGTTACCGAAACTGTTGTTGCACTTGCAAAGAAATACAATTTCTCGCTTGTCGTAAGTTTTAAGTTTGTATTATACGTAATCGTTTCATTGGCGTTAATTGTTGTTGCTGACAGAATACGGTTAGCAGCAGTATCGGATGAACCAATTCCCAATGTAATCGTGCCCGAACTAGAAGCGGTGTTGCAAAAAATAACCTGCTTGACCACTCCGACTCCTTGCGTTCCAGTACCAGCTGGGGTATAGGTGTTGGCGGGGGTTGTGTATGTCGCTACTGCCGAGACAGCAACAGGACCTAATCGAGTTGGGGTAATAGCCATTAGAAGACCTCCATAAGTAGAATAATTTCTGTATCGTCTGCTCGAACATTAGTAGGACCACTGGCTCCAGTGGGGCCAGTTGCACCAGTTGCACCAGTAACGCCGTCGGTACCAACGTAACCATTTGAACCACTTGGACCAGTTGGTCCTGTTGCACCCGTAACGCCCGTTACACCGGTAACGCCAGCACCAGTCGGACCCGTAACTCCAGTCGGCCCAGTATCACCAGTAACTCCCGTAACTCCTGTTACGCCAGTGACTCCAGCGCCAGTCGGACCCGTAACTCCAGTAACACCCGTAACCCCAGTTGGCCCAGTTGACCCCGTAGCACCAGTGACGCCAGTGTCACCCTTATCTCCAGTTCTAACAAAAGTGATAATTACATCTTGTCCAGTTGTCCATGATGGAGAAGAACCAGCCAGGTATAAGACTGGGACTTTGTAGTATGTAGAAACAAGAGTGTGCAAACCATTTATGGCATAGTAAGCAAACTCTGCGGCATTGCCAATTGCCTCAACCCTAAAATGACCCTTGATTGTAGATGTAGAGTCATCTATTGTTTCCAAGTACGCAGAGATGTCATTAGATGCAAGGTCAACTGGGTCGATATATAAGTAGGTTGCAGTCGCTAGAGCCGAGTCAAACTTTAAGTTCGTTGCGCCTGGGTCTGTATCTGCCGTGTTCGTTAAGTAGTTGTATGTAAACGTTGCTCCACCGAATGAACCAGTGTCACCTTTGACTCCTGTTACGCCCGTTGCACCAGTTACGCCGTTAGAACCAGTTGGACCTGTCGCTCCCGTTACACCTGTTACGCCCGTTACGCCAGTTACGCCTTCGGCGCCAGTAACACCAGTAACTCCCGTAACTCCAGTAACACCGTTGACACCAGTTGGACCCGTTGGACCGTCCACCCCCGTTGCGCCTGTAACGCCGACTCCAGTGACACCAGTAACTCCGGTAACCCCAGTTGCACCAGTTACGCCATTTACACCTGTAACTCCAGTGACGCCCGTAACTCCAGTAACTCCAGCGCCAGTTGGACCCGTAGGCCCATCAACCCCGGTTACTCCTGTTACGCCTGTAACGCCTGTTACTCCAGTAACTCCAGCGCCAGTTGGACCTGTGGAGCCAGTTGGACCTGTGGCACCAGTCGGACCCTGAATACCTTGCGGACCAGAACCACCAATTTCAATCCACTGCGAATCGTAGTAAACAAATGTTTGTGCGGTATCGGACTCAAACCAAATCTGGCCAACAGCAGGGGAACCTGGAGCAGTTTCAGAGATTGTTGCTCCACCAGCTGCGCTGGCGTTAACCCATGCAGTTCCGTTCCATTGCAACACTTGATTGGTCGCAACGCTTGTTATTGTCACATCTGTCAGGTCATCAAGAGATGCAACAGTGGATGCTGTTCCTGGAACAAACTTGGTTCCGTTGTATTTGAGTACTTGGTCGCTTGTCGCACCAGTTGTATCGACTTCTATCCCGTCAATGAAAAGTACGGGGACTTTAAATGTGTCGTCAGTCTTGAGAACATTTGCTTCGTCTCGGTAGAGGTTTACATCTCCACCACCAGTTCCGTCGCCCCAGACGAGACGACCGCCACCCTGTATTTGAAGTCTTGCGAAAGTTTCCTGGTCTACAAAAATTGTCAACCCATCAGAGCCAGCGGATGACAGCTGCTTAATGGCAATTGGGGTTATAAATTTTTGAGCCACGACCTCAATCGCTTCCGTTTTGTTCGATTAGCCCCTCAGGACTAATTTGTTTTTAAAACTTAACCCGTTACTACGATAGTGTAGTCACCTGCTGTAATTGTTCCAAGAAGAGTAACTGTTACCGTGTCGGCGTTCGTGCGAGCAACATCACCAATTACCGTAGCACCACCTGATACCTCAAAAATCTGAACAATAACGTTCGTTGAGTTGAACATGTGGTCAACCTGGGTTGTGGAGGTTCCACCAGCGCTAGCTGCACAGCCTTTGCTTGCGATGCGAGCAAGAGCCGGAGTAGTAGTATTCGCAGTTCCTGCAGACGTTTTAATACCAAGGTTTGTGCGCGCACTTGCTGCATCTGACGCACCAGTACCACCGTCTGCGACAGCAACATCTGTACCGTTCCAAACACCAGTAGTTATTGTCCCAAGGGTTGTGATGGTGTTTTGACCAATGTACGTAGAATCGATGTCAATGGCATCCGAAGAAACAGATATACGACCCGCTGTTCCAACAGCATTAATCGTATTTCCAGTTTTTGTGAGACCGTCACCAGCAGTGATTTGGCCAGCACCAGAGAACTGGACCCATGCGATTGCATCTGTGCCTACAGTGATGGCTCCGTTGCTTGTTACAACCCAACCAGAGTCTGCATTTGCGGTACCTTCTTCAACAAAAGTAAACGCTCCACCGGACACTTCGCCGGTTCCATCAAAATCAGTTGCACGAACCGCGGCGCCAGTTACCTGAACAACGTAGATACCGTTTTCAGACTGGGTGCTTTGGTTCTTTACGAGAACACGGTCCCCAGTAGCGAGAGTTACGCCATCAACCGTATCGCCATCCTCTAGACCTGAAGCAAGAAGTACGGCGGTAGTAGTTGCAGCGCGAACTGACTGCTTGACGTCTAGACCAGAACGCGCAGCATCTACATAAGCCTTGGTGGCAGCATGTGCATCGTCAGTTGGTGTACCAAACTTTGCTTGACCGCTTCCATCTCTTATGACAAGCTTGCTTGCGGTTGCTTCAGATGCGGCATCAGCCAGCTTCGAAAAGTCTGAAGCGGACAACAAACCAGCGCTTGCAGATGTTGCAAGGTTTGGAGTAATCGTGATTTGTCCATTGGACTCACCAATGGTGAGTGCTGTGGCGTGTGAACCACCCGCAATTACACCGGCGAAGTCGCCAACCCCAGCAACGACCTTTCGCCATGCGGCGGCGGTTAAGTCATAAATCTTAATAACACCATCGGCGCTGTTGAAGTACATCCGTCCATCAAATAGGTTTGTCGATGGGTCGCTTGCAAGCACCTCAAAGCTGGAATTAATGAGCTGATTGCGATTGAGGTCAATGTTGGTTAGAAATTTTTGCGCCATTTTTGCTCCACCTTATGTGAGATATGCTTTTCCAGAAAACGCCGAAGAAAACATGACCGTAATCTGAGTATTGCTATTGTATTGTACCTCACCAAATACGTGTGTATCTGCAGAGTCAACAATAGTTACCGAAGGTTTGCCTCCGAGGGTGTGGGTTATGGTCCATGTGGCAGAGGCCGTGCCTTGGGCGTGTTCATGACGACGGGTGTTGGCTGAACCAGAATTTGCTCTAACGGTTACTAGATTTGGAGACTCTTGATTGACGATTACCTGATTAGCGGTGTCCTGATTGATATAAACCTGATTAGGAGTATTGCTCATCGGGTAACCTCGGGTATCAAAGTGACATCCCCGCGGATAACTTTTGATACTGTCCCACCAGTACTTATGATTTCTAGGTCATAGACACCACTGCTTGTAATGGTTGCTGTGTCAGCGGCAGTAATACTCAAAGAAATTTCGTTGTTTTTAGTAGGCGACTCAGCAATGTTGGGATTAATAGCTATTCGACCATTCTCTGTAGTTAAGGTAATCATTGGAGTTGTTGTGTCAATGGTTCTACGAATATGCATCCGAGCAGTAAAACCAGACAACGCAAAATTTTCGAAAGTTGCACCCGTAGGGTCTGTTACTAGGTCTGGTTGCTCAACAGAGATAAGGCGTCCAAAAGTCGACCCTTGTTCTATCGTCATGTTGTAAATTCCAGCAATCATGGACAGACTCTCCTAGGTGTGCACCTATTAGAGTTTAGGCTATTTGCCTCAATCAAAATGGAACCCCTAAGGCAATATTGCCAAGAAATGAGTTTGGTTATAGAACTGAAGGAGAGTTCTTGTTTGCTCCAACTTTCTTCAATCCCATGCTTATTGCCATGGAGGCCACGACTGCGGTAACACCGATTTCTAGGTTTGCAGAGTCGGTCAATGCATCAAAATCAGAACCGGCTGCAACCCATGCACCAAGAAACGCTGTAATAAAGGTCTTGACTGCTTGCTCAACTGCCTGCTTAATAAATGCTGAATTCATTTTTTCTCCTTGCTGGGGGTATTGCCAGCAACCCCATAGTACCCCCGAAAGAGTTGGTCACACAGTAAAGCATTATCCGAGATAATTATATTGATAATCTTGCTTTTAAAGCGACTATGCCTACTATTCTTCTTCGCCAAAACCTTCATCTAAGACGCTATTTTCTCCGCTCAATATCATATCCTCAGCAGACCGAAGCATCCCAGATGCAAGCCATGGGGTCATTGACATTGAGCAGGATATTGAAAGCTCCGTTCCAGATTCGGTAACTATTTCAGCAACAATTATAAAATTTGCTATTAATTTATCTGGAAGAGAATCACGAACAAAAGAATCAAAGTCGTATTTTGTGTTTTTTTTGTCATCTTCGTCCATGTGTCTCCTATATTAATACATGCGTTACTTTGACTCCGATTGGCTTGGCGTAATAAATAGCTTCATTAACAACACTAAGAGATTCTCCAATTTTTTCCTCAGATGCGCCGTATGTTTGCTCCCATGGTGTTTCTACCAAAACCGTAAATGGTCCATTGTTCTGAAGAGTTATTTGAATTTCTTTATCCCCAATCATTAATCTTTTAACGGCTTCCTCGATTGCGGTTACGGAGCCAGAATTTATACCGTAATAACCATTTTCTGTTTGCCACTGCAAGAATTCTTTTTGTAGTTCGGCCGTGTTCTGGGGTGGTTCTAGGAGTGCCGATGTGGTAAATCTCAAAGCATCCCCTCCGTTCAAAGTACTAGAACCATCACCCTCGGTTGCTCCAAGAACAAATGCGTCTGATGGGTCTAGGCTT